AAATCACACATCGTACACGACGGATGACGGAAAAGTTTTTAGTGTTCACACGGCATATAAGAGTTCGCTTTTGGGCTACAGTAAAAAGTTGTTCGACCCGTTTTGTCGCGCGGAAAAGATTGCCTACGTGATTCCTGGAACAGATGAGGAAATTCAAACGACGGTGGCGCAATTGAATTTCATCAAGTGGTGCATAAAGAATGACATCATAGAATTCATGGCGGCGAACAAATCCGAACTCCTCTCTAATAAGCACGGGACATGTATCCACCCTCAAACTTAAACGTCTCATAGCCCGTGTAATACATGTGTAAACTATACGTCTCATTCGTCGGCAAGAGGTCGCACTCGATGGTCGTCTTGTTCGATTGCAATTGACTGAAATCTAGACTTCCCGATGGTTGAACATTCACTGGATTCATTGAAAATGAGTACGAGTAAATGTTTCTAATCGGTCGTGACAATCGCTTCTCGTACGGCACGTAGTATTTGTAAAACGTGTGGTCCGTGGACGTCATGTTTGGCAGTTGTGTGCCTTGGATGTAAAAACGCGCCTTGTCCATCACAGGGTAGAAGAAGGTGTTGAGTTCATCAAAGTTCACGTTAGAGCTAAAGTTGAAGCGGTTGTGAATGTAAAAATTACCTTCCTCGGTCTCACCCTCCTCTTTGACGAGCGCGGGGTCTTCGAACTTGACGTTTCGGAAAAACCAGTGTATAGTTTTCACGGGAATGTTTGGTACGAGTTGATTTTTAATGAAATTTTGGTTCGGGTCGGTGACGACGATTGGGTGTCTCATGACGACATCGGTCACCCACAGACCTTGGTGATTCATGCTGTACAGACGTTCCTCCGCGCTGAGGGTGATTTCCTCCGTGACGATGTCGAACTCGGAGAGTGTCAACGTCTGCGTCGTGTTCGAAAAGAATGTTTGAGGATGGAATGTAAACTCAAACTCAATCTTCTGACGATGGCACGCACACGCGGGGAAATAGGGTCTGTTTGGTTGATTTGATTCGTACTCATCGGACGCAAACTTGCGTGAAAAGAAAAAGTTCAAGGGAATGACGACGTCGGATTCGTACTCGGCGTAGTTGTTCGCCGTTTCCGAGGTGTCAAAGGCGAGCGAGCGATTGAGAAGAAATCGGTTCGCCACCTTTTCGGACATTTCCGTGTACAACTCATCGTAGATGATGCCCCAATCACCCCAAAACGTCTCCACTTCCAACTCATCCACGAACATTTTCACGTGGGACAGGATGTGGCGCCCCACCTGGTCCGCGTAGTTTCCACCCACCTCGAGCGCGGGGAGGGTGATGCTCAGATACATGTTCGAAAGAAGGTCACCCATGTTTTTCGGGTCGAATTGTACCTTGATGCTTTCCCCAAAGGGCCAGGTCGCTGGTCGATTCGAAGGCGGCGTGATGTTTCGGTTCCTATGAAACTTTCGAAATTCCGAGTGACGTTGCATGTTGTAATTAAAAAAACTCTCGTCTGGGTTCTTCGAAAGCAGGTACGGCTCCTGTTTTCCGATGGCATTGAGTGCGACGCGCGCAGCTTCACCCATACTTACTCTATGTTTATAATTTTTTGAGGTCACTCTGCCACATCTGTGTGTGTGTGATTTTCTTCAGTTCAGCGAGCTCGCGTTCAGCCTGAGCCGCCTCTTCGATCAGGGCGTTGACCGATTCTTCGGTGTACTGATACGTTCGAATGTTCAAGAGGTAATCAAACTTTCCATCAATCATGGGAAAGGTGTGTAACATTTCTTCTTCGAGTTCCGCGCGCTTTCTCTTGAACACGCGAAGTTTGTCATCAACAACCATTTTCACAAAGAGTGCTTTGTGCGTGCACACGCGCGACCGTTCCTGGTACTCCCTGATGAGATGTTCCTTTCGTTTGACGTAATACTCCAGTCGTGTCTGGATGAAGTCGACGAGAATGTCCTCGGGGCTTTCGTACCGATGAATACCCTTCTGTGGATGGAACAGGTGCATGTTTGATGTGTGAATCACCTTTCGTAATTTAAAGTCCTTCATCGGGTCATCGCCGGTGTAGCCCGTGATGACGAAGTGCACGTCTTCTATGGTGCTCATGTTTGTGTAGCCGGTGATGACTTTTTTCTCCACGAGTTCATCCAGGTATTCTTTAAAATCTTGCGTCCAACGTCCCGGGGGGAGTTCGGTCACGACGCCGTCCTTCCACGTGCCCTCGGCGACCCAGGCGTTTTCTGATTTATACATGGTACCCTTAAATCCCCTATAATAAGGTTTCATCTCAATGAGAGATTGACCACTGAGTGCGCGTTCGATGTTTTGTACAATGTCTGTTGGGTTGAATGGTGGCACCGAACAACTAAAGCCAGTGCCGATGCCTTCGGTGCCGTTCACGAGAACCATGGGTATCACTGGAACGTAAAATTCCGGTTCAATGGGACGTCCGTCGTCTTCCAAATGAGTGAGCACGGGTTCATCGAGGGGTGAGAACAAACGACGCGTCTCTGGTGCCAACTTTGTGAAAATGTACCTCGTCTGGGACGCATCTTTCCCACCCATCAGACGTGTGCCGAATTGTCCACATGGGGTGAGGAGGTTGATGTTATTCGAGCCCACGTAATCGTTCGCCAACTTGACGATGGTATCGGCGAGGGATACTTCGCCGTGGTGATACGCACTCTTATCGGCGACGTACGCCGCCAACTGTGCCACTTTCATTTCATCTTTGAGATTTTTATGGAAACACGCAAAGAGCACTTTACGTTGTGAAGGTTTCAACCCATCCACCGCGTGCGCGATGGAACGTTTGAGGTCAGCCATGCTAAAGTTGACGAGGTCTTTGTGTACGAAATCACTGATACTGATGCGTTTCACCTCGCCGTACGGGATTTCCAGTTGCGACGGGTCCTTCATGGACGTGTTCAGAAGCCACGTCTTCCGGTCGTCGGCTTTTTTCTTGTCAAAGGCGAGGATGATGCTTTCATCAGTCATGGCGTCCACGTCAAACTTTACCACCAACTTTTGAATGTTTGTAAAATATTCTCGAGCCTCTTGAGATGTAGATGTTCCTAAACCCTTGTAGTACTTTATTTTCCAGCCACCGTAGTGATTTTGTGCGTACCACTGACGAAACGCGTTGTCGGTGTAAAAGCTGATGGTTTCCTTTCCTTTGATGGCTTTGATGATTGGGGTCACCATGCTCTCGATGTAGTTGAGTTTAAGGAGTGATGGCCAAAAGTAATGAAACATGTTCAATATGAGACCTTTAATGTGGGACCCATCGTTATCGGCGTCGGTCATGATGAGAAGACGTCCATAGCGAAGTTCACCCGTCTCGGTGTAATTCTTGCCTTGTTGCAATCCGAGAATTTTCTTGAGGTCGCCGAATTCTTTATTGTCCGTGAGGGTTTTCACCGACGCATCTCGAACGTTTTTACATTTACCACGGAGGGGGAACACGCCGTAGTAGTCCCTTCCAACCACGGAGAGTCCGGCGACGGCGAGGGTCTTTGCCGAGTCACCCTCGGTCACGATGAGCGTGCACTTGTTCGATTGTGCGGTTCCAGCTTTGTTGGCGTCATCCAACTTTGGTATTCCCGTGATTTTTGATTTTTTCGTTCCCGCGTCTGTTTTTTTCAGCTGCTGCATCTCCTTGTACTTTGAAAGTGTGAGGAGTTCATCTTGAATGCCCGAGCGCAGGGCGGCTTTGATAAACGTCATGGGTGGTTCGAAACGACTTCCAAAGTCCGCAACTTTCGACGTGCACTCTGATTTCACTTGCGAGGAGAAGGATGGATTTTCAAGTGTAGCCTTGACGAAGACGAAAAACGTGTTCTTCACCTGTTGAGGTTTCAAGTTGAACTTTATCCCCATGGCGGCGATGATTTGCGACGTGACGTGGTCCACGTGGGTGCCCCCCTTGGTGGTGCATATGCCGTTCACGAAAGACACCTGTTCGAATCCATCCTGTGATGGTGCGATGCACACGGACCAGCGGTCGAACGTGGTGCTCACGACGTTGTCGCTCCCGGTGTACATTTTCGCGTACTTGTCGAATGACATTTTCGCGAGGGCATCGCCTTGAAATTTCACTTTGCAATTCGATGACGTGCACACGTTGCAATCCCACACACGTTTTTTAAATATATCATAGATATCATTGGTCATCTGAGTCATCCCACCAAATCTTTTCCAATCCGGGATGAATGTGATGGACACCACGGACGTCGCTCCGGCAAATTTTTTAATCTTTGGCGGATTGCATTTTGTCATATTATCCGTCCAAATCTGAGTGTATGTGAGTTTGTTCTCACCATCTTTAATCATGATTTCAAATTTGGACGAATATATGTTTGCCAGCTTGGCACCGTACCCATTTCTT